AATCGCATACAAGGCAAGATGGAAATACACCGACGCCTAGCCGACAACCCCTACACAAAAGAACCCCGCCTACGTTTCTTTTCTACATGCCAGCACATAATAAAACAAGTAGCGGGCATACCCTTGTCTAAAACAAACAGTGAAGATGTAGATACAAAGGCTGAAGATCACGCATACGACGCGCTGCGCTACGGGATGATGACACGCATGAGTGGCTACGCATCAATACATCAGCAACTTAATTCCATAAAAAACCACGTACATCAAGTACAAGATGAAGTATTCGGATACTAAATGAGCGACATTCTATCCACATTAGATGCAGAAGAAAAAGCAGCACTTATTTCTTTTAAGTCACTTCGAGAACAGTTGTTTCCTGATGGAAATATACCCGACTACAAAGAAGTAAGAGAACGTCTTACGAACGGGACAGCTACAGTTCGTGATGGTTTGATTGCTAAAATGTATGATTACGGCGTTCCTGAAAATACACTATTTAATGATCTAGACGAAACAAAAGAATTTGCTGCTAAATTTCATAAAGCTTTTTCTAAAAAAGTAAGTTCAAAAGCTGCAGGTGTATTGTCTTATACAACGCAATCAAAAACTTTACAAAGTAATTTTGGTTTGAACAACACTTTGTCTGACCTTGAAGACCTTTCAAAAACTGCGGAAAGTCCATTTTCTGCTAACTTTGTAAAAAAGATAATGGACCCTATGCTGGCGTCTGCTACTAACGTTATCAGAAACAAATTAACTAACACAAGTTCTTCTATAGGCACAGGAAAGTTAGCACGAGGGGTTATACCCTCAGAAATACTTCCAATAATACTTGAACAAATTTCTGTTATTCGTAAAGCAGAAGGAGAAGTGGCTGCTGATGCTGTATTAGGTGCTATGATGGGCATGAGAGGAAGTGACCTTACAGGCACCCGTCAAACAGCAGAATTTGCTACTCGTGTAACTCCACAGCGTCCTTACTACGATGTTAACACAGGCACTGTAGTAAATCCTGTAGAACCGGGACAAGCAGGAAAAGGTCTAAAGAAAATAGGTGATGACCGGGTGTTAGGCCCTGTTCTTAGGCAAATTTTTAATAAAAGATTTAATGAAGCTGGCCCCACACAAGAATTGTTTCCTGACATGGACACAACCAAAGTTACAAGCCTTATAAATAAATACATTGTTCCTAAAATTCCAAAAGATGTTAAAGCTAACGCCCTTTTAAGAACTAAGTTTAAATACTCTGATCTTCGCCGTATTACTGCATCAGCTATTGCAAACGGGATGGGTGAAGTTGACGCTGCTAGAAAAATTATATCTCACACAGGTTCTGATGATGAACTAGATAACAAAGTTATGGAAGCGTTTTACATCGACGTAGATGATGCAAAAAAACGTGTTAAAAGTGGGCAGTATTTTACAGCGTTTGAAAAGTACATGGCGCAGTCTTTAGGTCTTAGCACTGCTAGTTCATTTGCTGCACGTATGGGATACGACTTTGGTGACTTTGAAGCAGATTACGGTGAATTAGATTTAAAAGGTTCGGACTCTGTAGATAGCAAAATAACAGAAACAACAGTCGATCCTGTAGCAAAAGAAACTAATAAACAAATTTTAGCCGCCACCGATAAACAGGCTGTTGTAGACATTGAAACACAGACACTAGAAAAAGAAGAAAAAAATCTTTTACAGAAAATAAAATTGAAAAAATTAGAAGAAGAAGCAGGAGTATCTTCTTCTAAGAGTAGTGTAGTTGACGATAAACCTGTAGCTGTATCTACCAGCGATTTTACACCCGATGAAGTAGATGAACTAAAAAAGATTGGAATTGATTTTTCTAAAATAAAAAGTGCAGCATTACCAACTGCTATAGTCGGCGGCACTGCAGCGGGTATATTTCTTTCCGAAGATGCAGGAGCAGCAACTGCAGAATTAGCACGGGATGTTGCTATTGATACAGCGGGAGAATTTGCCGTAAAAGGGCTTGGAAGAGTAGCCGCAGGGCGTATTCCTTTTGCAGACCTTGTTATTCCCACACAGTTAGGGGATTCAACAGCAACTTCTGATATGCGTCCTGCAACCCAAGAAGAACTTGTCTCTCAAGTGAGACAGCGTGAAGCCGCAAAAATGGCAACACAACAACAAGAAGCAACAGCCGAAGCAGCAATGCAAGAAAGCGACAGCTTCTTAACCATGCAACCATAATATACAACGGAGGCATTTATGCCAGACAATAATTACAACTACGGCGCGTCATACATAATGAACTCTGACAAAGAGAGCGTTGACAACCAAGCAGGTGTTAACTCACTGTATCGTGAAAAGCTAGAATTTACTGGTGAAACACAGATGGGCAAGCTTGCAGAAGACATGCCTAAAAAACAGACTAAGCCTACAGTCGAAGCTTCATTTAACAAAATGGCAGAAGACCGTAACTACTTTAGCTAGGGACTAACTGAATGTCCGATAATTTTTTAGAGCCTGAAGAAGAAAACGCGATTCCAATTACGAATCCTGACGAACAGATGCCCGGACTTGCGGGCCACATTCGTTCACGATTTGAAGATGCTGAAAATGGGAGATTCTCCAATGAGCAGAGGTGGCTTCAAGCGTACAAAAACTTCAGGGGCATATACGACTCCACAACGCAGTACAGGGACAGCGAAAAGTCGAAGGTCTTTATCAAGATCACGAAGACTAAGGTTCTTGCAGCGTACGGTCAAATTATCGACATCCTCTTTGCTAACAAGAAATTTCCACTCGTTGTAGAATCAACTCCGATGCCAGAAGGCATTGAAGAATTTGCACACATGCGTACCCCTGCTGATGAAGTGTCACAACCACCTGCTGATCCATACGGATTTCCCGGTGACGGACGTACCGTGGCTCCGGGTGCAATGTCCGCAGATGATCCTCACACGCTTGGTACGTACGGCAAAGACTTTGGTGACATGATTATAGCGGGTAAGTCTAAAGTAGGCGAACCCCAGTTTGAACCAGCCAAAGAACAAGCCCGCAAAATGGAAAAGTGTATCCACGATCAGTTGATGGATACCAACGCAGTGAGTGAATTTCGTAAAGCCATCTTTGAGTCGTCACTGTTTGGTACAGGCGTCATCAAAGGGCCGTTTAACTTTTACAAGCGTGTCCACAAGTGGACTACAAGTGAAGAAGGCGAACGAGAGTACACACCGTACGAAAGAACAGTGCCTCGCATTGAACACGTATCGGTATGGGACTTTCACCCTGATCCCTCTGCTACGTCTGTAGAAGATTGCGAGTACGTCATTGAACGGCACCGCATGAACAGACAACAGCTTCGTGGTCTTATCATGCGTCCACACTTTAACGCACAAGCCGTAGAAGAGTGCCTTGCAAAAGGACCAAACTACGAAGATAAATACTACGAAGACACTATCCGCGAAGATGAAACAGAACCACACATTTCGGAAAACCGATACGAAGTCCTAGAATATTGGGGTGTCCTTGATTCTAAGTTTGCAAAAGAAGTAGGCTTTGAAGGCGCAAACGAAATGTCAGAGTTTGACCAAATGCAGGTCAACGTGTGGGTGTGTGGTACAATGGTGCTACGTTGTGTAGTCAACCCGTTTACTCCGGCACGTATTCCTTACCAGTCGTTCCCATTTGAAATCAATCCCTATCAGATTTGGGGTGTGGGTGTTGCTGAAAACATGGAAGACGCACAGATGCTAATGAACGGTCACGTCCGTATGGCAATCGACAACTTAGCCCTAGCTGGTAACCTTGTCTTTGATGTGGACGAAGCGTCACTGGTTCCCGGACAGAACATGGACATCTTTCCCGGCAAAATCTTTCGTAGACAGTCAGGTGTGACGGGTACAGCCATCAACGGACTAAAGTTTCCTAACACAGCGGGCGAAAACATACAGATGTACCAAATTAGTCGGCAACTAGCTGACGAAGAAACGGGCATACCGTCGATTACACACGGTCAGACAGGGGTTACGGGTACGGGACGTACCGCAGCAGGTCTATCGATGCTAATGGGGTCTGCTGGGCTTTCTATGAAGACTGTGATTAAGAATATTGACGATCATCTGCTAAAACCGATTGGAGAAGCGTTTTTCCAGTGGAATATGCAGTTTGGTGAAAACGTAGAAGACATTACAGGCGACTTGGAGATTAAACCACGCGGTGTAGCTGCGGTAATGCAAAAAGAAGTACGCACACAGCGTCTTACCTCGTTGCTACAAACTGTAGCTAACCCAATGCTTGCCCCGTTTGTAATGATACCCAATCTTATGCGTGAACTAGCTATATCACAGGACATTGATCCTGATAGCTTAGTTAACGATCAAAACGAAGCGCAAGTGTACGCACAGATGTTACAAGGAATGATGCAAAATGCTCAACAAGGACCAAGCCCGGATGCTGGCCCCGATGCTCAACAGCAAGGAATGGGACCCGTTCAAGGAGTACCTAGTCAACCTCAAGGAGTTGACGATTCGGGGCGTGGTAACGGCACAATCGGAGTCGGAACTGCGCCAAGCGCAGGGGAAGCTGGCTTTACTGGAAATGCTCCTGAAACTCAAGGATAGCTACGAGGCAGTCGTAAAGACTGAAAATTAATTTTATGGGCATTGAAACACCTAAACAAAAACAAAAGAAACAGATTGAAGCAGATAACAAGCAGCGTGAGAGAATACGTAAGCGTGTAGCTTCTTCAAAAGACTCCGAAGGTATCGTTCGTTCCCTATACAATAAAATACCCACTAATGTAAGACTGCTTGTAGAAAATCTTACAGGTGTAGACCGCCCAATTACAGCCGCTGATTTTACTGAAGATGAATTGGTAGAAATGGTTTTTTTAGCTGAAAAAACAAAACAAGCCAACAAAAAAAGAGAAGACGTATTACAAGGTGTTTTGTCAAATGAAGCTTACCTAGCTAGGACGTATGAAGACTATACACCAGATACAGAAACTAAAGAACAGATACAAAAGATTTTATCTTCTTTTAAAAAAACTAGGGACAAAACTTCTGTAAATCCTTATAATACTATATCAGTAGATAAAGGATTTTTAGACTCTGCTTACAGTTCATTTACTGACCCTAGATACGTTGTAGCAACTAGCTTGGGCAAGTACAACGCTTTTGATGTAGATAATAAAATTGCTAAAATTAGAGACACGTATAACTTTAATGCAAAAGAACGAAACGTACCAACAGATTTTAAAAACGTACTTGCACGTTCACTAGCTAGTCCAGAGTTAGCAGGGGAATACTTAGCTAACTATTTGGGTACAAAAGACAGGGACGTAAATATAGACCTTCCACTACAGATGAGTGCAGGTGGTATGATAGATTCCAATAAAAAACTAAACTTAGCAGAGGGTGGCATGGCTACGTATCTTACTAGATCAGACGAAATTACACCTGAACAATATCAAGAGTCGCCTATTGACTTTTACAACATGCCCAAAATTGAGGCAGAAGTAATAGACACGGATGATGATGACGATGAAGACGAAAAGCCTCCGGTAGTAGCCAACGTACTTACCCCTGTAACAACGAGTGGCGACGAAACTCCCCAAACAAACATTTTTACTCAAACAACGTTTTCTGGTCGTCCCGCCTATGACATAAAAACCATAGACTACAACGACTTTATAAAAAACTTTGACCAGATGGATGATGTCAAAACCCAAAAAGGTATAGATAGAGTTAAATCTGGTTTTAGTGACTTTTTAAGCCAAACAATATCCGATCCCGGTAAGTTGATAGGTAGTACAGCATTTTCAGCTATGGGTAATCCTGTGATGGCACCAGTTATGCACTTTGCAGGGAGTTTAAACAGAAAACAACAACTAGATACTGCCAGAGCAATGCAAAGGAGTGCTACGCCCTTTGAAGGTAACAAACAAATAGCATCACAAGCAAGTTTTGCTGGTAACATGATGTCAGTAAACGGACAAGTTGTTCACCGTTCACCCGGCAAACGATCATACAACGGCACACTTCCTGATATACCAGATGCAGGACGAACTCTTTATAGACAAGAAGAAATTACTAAGGGATACATTCCCGGTACAATGTTTGAAACTGAGTCGGATGGACCTGATGGTAACCCTAGTGGAAGCTTTGTAACATCCGGCAAATATGGACTACTAGACGAGGCTACGGCAAAAAAAATTGGCGGTAACTACGATGCGTACGGCAACTTTCACACAGCGTATGGCTCTGCGGGAGGTGGTACAATGAAAGCAGCAAAAGCGTTAGCTGCACAGTATGGTGTACCAGAAAGTAGTGTAGGGGCTATGATAAAAGCTATCAACAATGGCACGTACAGCAAGGGATTTTTTGGTACAACAAGAAGTGTTAAAGCTGCTGACTATTCTAACGACAGAATGATAGCCGTTGACATAATAAAAAGTTTTAGTACAAAAGCGGTACAAAGGCGAGAAGCAGACGAGCAAAAACAACAAGATGTGATGGACGCAGCACAACAACGCAGTAGAGATGAAATTGATCGTTTAAAATCAACTTCAGAGTTGCAACGTCTTGCAAACGAAATAATAGATCGTGGTGATTCCGATCACGACAGCGGAGGCGGCGGCGGCACTATTAGTGATTTTGATACAGGTCTTAGCCACGCTCTTGGTGGTCGGGTCGGTTACGCACCCGGCGGTCCAGTACAACAGGGTAGCCCCGCAGGTTTCGTAGAGCGTCCCCCGTCACAAGTGTCAGAGGCTGCAACAGTGGCTGACGACAAGCCTATGTCTGTTAGTGAAGGTACGTTTGTTATTAACGCAGCAGCAGTAGAGTTTGCGGGCGAAGAAGACATAGCAGACATGCTTAAAAAGGCGTACGTAAAAGCAGGTAAAAAAGATATGGGTGGCCCGTCTACCCAAGAGATTGACATAGCTGTATCTCGCGGCGAAGTCATTGTCCCTGCCCACATTGCTAAGATCATTGGCTATGACCGCCTAGAAAAGATTAACAATCGCGGCAAAGCTGAAACATCTAAGCGCATTGAAGAAAACGGGCAGCAGCCCGCAGGTGCAGCAGGGGGTGGGTTCCTCACTAGAAAAAAGTTAGCTAATGGCGGCGAAGCAGACGACTACGAAGATAAAATTGTAATTGACGAAGTTCGTCGTAAGATGGATGTTTTAATGGACGAAGTAGCTGCACGAGATGATCCTGTAGAAGTGTTATCTAATTACTTTGAGTCTGGATCAGCACAAAAAGAATACGACGACGCACAAGCAGAAAAAAATCAAAGGGTACCAATAGGCGGAACGTTTTATAAGGCTACTGCTGGCGAATACAACAGAGTAAGCGTACCAAAAACTCCGACTCTTTTTAATTTGTTTGTTATGGCAGAAGAAGTTGCACATCTAGATTCCCTTAAACCCGGCAACCCAAAAACAAGAAAAAATCCCTACTCTAAACCAGAGTACGATCTTTTAAAAGATTTTAACAACGTGACTGGGGGTTTATTTTCTGGTACCCGGGTTATGGGGCAAGACTACGATGCACACAAAACTTTTAATAAAGAAAGTAAATACTTAGAAGAAATGCGGGCTAAACAAATTGCATTTCAAACAGTGTTTGGGGGATTGGCTGAAAGACAAGTTAAAAATACAAAAGCAGGTAAAACCATTAAATATACTAAAGCTAGTTACCAAAAAATGTTTGCTGACTATATATCAGCCTTTGCTAGTCCAGTTGTTAAAGCTGCTTTCTTTGAAAAGTACCCCGATTTAAAAAGTGTGTACAGAGAAACCCCGGTAGATGACCAGCTAAAAGAACAATCAGATACTGAAAGTACTAGAGAACGTATACTTCTCGGGAAAGAGTTACAAAAAAAAGTTAAAAAAAATTCTAATACAAAATAATTCGTCAGCTACCCGCCTAGCGGCCCTGACATAACCGAAGCGGCTACCTACAAGCCAAAGTAGCCCCGCAATGAAGAGGTAACAAAATGGCAAAAGCAAGAGGCCACCGTGCCAACAAACCAAACGATTCATTTGGTGCAATAAACAACGAATCGTTATATCGTGGAAAACACCGTGATGCAGTCTACGTCGATGACGATGAAGAAGACCAAGCGGTAGAAGCAACAGAGGAGCAAGAAGCGGACCCCCAAGAGGCTACTCCGCAGGAAAGCACCAGCTTCGTAGAAAACAAAAAAGAAGAAACCCACGATTACAAGAAGCGTTATGACGATCTGAAAAAACATTACGATACTAAGGTAAATGAATTTAAAGGTGAAATCAGCAGCCTTCGTGAATCGCTAGAAAACAAAGAGGTAGAAATGCCAAGTAATGTAGCAGTTCCAAAGACTATGGAAGAACTAGAACAATTCAAAGCCCAATATCCTGAAGTGTTTGATGTCGTACAAACCGTTTCTTCGCTCCAAACAGAATCACAGGTTTCCCAACTCCGCGAGGAACTGGGTACAATCAAAGAGCGTGAAAAAGACTTAGAAAAGCAAAATGCTTACCAGCAGCTTGTTTCCCACCATCCCGATTTCGATGAAATTAAAGTGGATGAAAAGTTTCTTTCTTGGCTTGAAGATCAACCTAAATCGATTGCTGATGGTATCTACAAAAATAATACGGATGCTAAATGGGCGGCACGGGTCATAGACCTCTACAAAGCTGATAACAGTATATCAGCCCCGAAGAAAACCAAAAAGGCTTCTGCAGCAGATGCAGTCACCAAAACCGCGTCGCGGACAGTGACTACTAATAAAACAGAAGGTAGAATTTGGAAAGCTTCAGAAATCCGTACCCTTAAACCGTGGGAGTTTGAAAAGCTAGAAGCTGATCTTGACTTGGCACGGGACGAAGGCCGGATTGACATGAATAACTAGACTTAACCTCAAAACTATAATGGAAGGATTGAACAATGGCGTTCAGTACATCTTCTGGATATGGAAACTTACCATCCGGTAACTTTGCACCAGAAATCTTTAGCCAAAAAGTTCTCAAGTTTTTCCGTCGTGCTTCGGTTGTGGAAGATATTACTAACACCGACTACGCTGGCGAAATTGAAAACTTTGGCGACACAGTCAAAATCATTAAGGAGCCTACTGTAACAGTATCTGCGTATCAACGTGGTTCTGTGGTAAATCCGCAAGACTTGGCTGACGATCAAATCTCTATGGTTGTTGACAATGCAAACGCTTTTGCGTTTAAAATTGACGACATCGAAGAGCGTCACTCGCACGTAAACTTTGAAGCACTTGCCACCTCTTCTGGTGCGTTTGCTCTAAAGCGTAAGTACGATGCTGCCGTTCTACAGCATATCTCTGATGCCGCTGGTATTGCAGCGTCTGCCGTTTCTGGTACGACTCTGACAACTACTGCTGCAGCAGGTACATTGGGAACAGCTAATGCTCCTATCAACGTTGAAACAAACGACAACGGCATCAACATGATGCTGGCTATGGCTCGTTTGCTTGACGATGAGTCTGTGCCTGAAGAAAACCGCTGGTTTGTAGCACCTCCAATCTTCTACGAGAAGATGTTCCAAGCTGGCAACAAAATCGCCGAAGTCCAAGTGACTGGTGATGCTTCATCTCCGCTGCGTAATGGCCTTGCTATCAACGGTACCTTTGCTGGTTTCCGCTGTTACAAGTCTACTGCACTAAACAGCACAGGTGGAACTGACCAGTTAACACTGACTGACGCTTCTGCTACTCTTGCAACAGATGGCTCTGAGAACGTTGTTCTTGCTGGTCACATGTCTGCTGTAGCCACTGCTTCGCATATTGCTAAGACCGAAGTGGTTCGTTCAACTGAGTCATTCTCTGATGTCATTCGTGGACTTCACGTTTTTGGTCGCAAGGTATTGCGTCAAGAAGCTGTTGTTCGTGGCGTCATTGACTTCGCGTAAGGGAGACATATAAATGGCTACTTTTGACCATACCATCACTGGTGGTGGAACTGTAGGACATCCCGCACATGCGATTCGTCCTTACATCATGCAGTCAAAAATCTTTGACGCTGCAGATGACAACCTTACAGCTAATGATGTCATCAAGGTGATTGACCTTCCAGACAACTCCATCGTTCTTGGTGGTTGCTTGGACGTTCTTGAAGCTGGTGGTTCTAGTGTGACTTTTGACGTTGGTATCAGCACCGACATTGATGCCTTCTGTGATGGTGTCGATGGTAACGCTGATGCTATCTACAACTTTCACCCTACAGCAGCAGGTATTAACACAGTAATTGCAACAGACGCTATCCAAGTTAAAATCTTGGGTGCCGACTCTGCTGTAGTTCGCTTCCGTGTTATTGCTTTGATTGCTGACATTGGTGACCCAACTGCAATGGTCCAGACTGCTGCAGTCCAGACTGGCGTATAACATTAATCAAGGGGGCAGGGCAACTTGCCCTCTTGACTCTTTATTTATTTCGTGATATATATGCCCATCCCTTCAGGGGTAAACTACACAGGAGATGGCAATGAATTATATCACAAGCAATATTCCATATTTTAAAGCTTGGGTACGAAGAGAATACACAACCAACTTTGACCGCTATCATGGTGAATTTTTACACGCAATGGTGATAGCAGTAACTACTTTACCCATGAAGACACTTTCTTTTCAAGTATTGTTTACAGGGTGTGAAGACGAAGAAAACAATGTACACGGTGGTGCTATGTGGGCAAGGATGCCCTTGACTGCACTGGTAGGTGATACACCCCTAGAGGAATGGCCTACACCTATACCAACACATTTTGCCCAACCGTGGGACTGTCAATCGCACCATCATTCGGTATTTGTTTTAAACAGGGCAACTCCCTGCCCGTGGTTGGCTAAGATAGACGGAGAATTCTTTCCTGCTAAGTATTACTTTACTGTAGACTACACAGACAGCGAAGTAGCAGACGACCCAGCCCAACACAAACAAAGTCATGTGTTAGAACTAATGGATGCTGGTGAATGGACAGGCAACATAGTTGCACTTCCAAACAATAGAGTAAGGGTAACTAACCCTGCTTGGTTTGTAACGGGCGATGGCCCACCGGATTTCACTCCTAGTCAGTGGGTCCATCATTCTAAACAAGACCCGAACTATGTAGAAGATACAGCACGGGTATTTGATAACCTTTATTCGGAGAAATAAAATGGCATTAAAAAAAGAAAAAGGCGAACGCACTATTCTTACAGTAAGAGATGGTAAAATCGTTAACAGCGGAAAAATAAAACTTCCTGATGGCACATTTAGAGTGGTACCTGAAGCCGGAATTAAAAGAGTTGGTAAAGCATCTGGGGGCAAAGTTGCGTCAAAGAAGATGGCAGCAGGTGGCAAAGCTAAAAAGAAAAGTAAGGGCATGGCTCGTGGTGGTAAAACATCAATGAAATCTAAGGGCATGGCTCGTGGCGGCAAGATGAAATCAAAGGGTATGAAGCGTGGCGGCAAGATGATGAAGTCTAAGGGCATGGCTCGTGGTGGCAAGGCTAAACGCTAATGGCACGTCGTGGACTATATGCCAACATAGCAGCTAAGAAGCGTCGTATCAAAGCGGGTAGCGGAGAAAAGATGCGTACTGCCGGAAGTAAAGGTGCGCCTAAAGCAGCTAACTTCCGTCGTGCTAAACAGACTGCAAGGAAAAAATAACATGGCTAAGAAAGCACCACCTAAACCTAAGAAGAAGTCGAGCAGCCCAAAGCCCAAGAATCCTGCGTTGTACTCTCGCGTCAAGGCTGCAGCAAAAAAGAAATTTGATGTTTACCCTTCGGCATACGCAAATGCTTGGCTTGTTAGAGAGTACAAGAAGCGTGGTGGGACGTACGCCTAATGGCTAAACCAAAAGGCGGCTTAACCAAATGGTTCAAAGAAGACTGGCGGGATGTAAAGACTGGCAAGAAGTGCGGTCGCTCTGGTTCAGAGAAAAAGAAACGTCCCTATCCAGCCTGTAGACCTGCCAAAGTTGCCAAACGCATCACTAAAAAAGAAGCAGCAAAGAAAACTGGACCACGCGCAGTAAAGTGGTCTGTTACAGCTTCAGGAAAACGAAGGAAGAAAAGTGGCACCAAGAAAGCCTGACAATATGCCAGCCCGCAACAAGAAGAACTACCGTTCTACTAAGTCGGGTGCTGGAATGACCAAAGCTGGTGTAGCTTCTTACCGCCGTAAGAATCCCGGTAGTAAGTTAAAGACTGCTGTTACGGGCAAGGTCAAACCGGGCAGTGCCGCAGCAAAGCGTCGCAAGTCATACTGTGC